CAGTACCGTAAAACCCACCACTAAACCCTAAATTAAGCCCTGCATCTTCTCTACCAGTTGTCATTGATGTTGGCGTTATATCGTAAGTTACCCCTGCGCCTGTCATAGCTGTTAGTTCGTTATGGCTTCCTGCCGCAAAATAAGCTGTTCCATTATTGCTTTCCCAAGCGTGTGCGCCTCTAATTGGATTAGTGCAAAAACCTTTTTTAAAGTCTTGCCACCCACCAATAGGGCGCAAAGAGCCATCACGCCACCTTACTAAGCTGCCGTCACGCCATCTGTTAGAAGCATCTAATTCAGTCCCGTTTCGGTAAAATCCTGCTTTTAAATCTAATGGGACTAATGGCATATTATTTCCAATGTGCGGCGGCTAATTGTTGAATTGTTGACCCTGACACAATGTTAGATGCAGGGTTATTTTGGTTACAATTATAATTAGTAGTTCCTTCGGCTGTTCCTTGGTCTCTCCAACTGTAATGATTAGTAGCGCTTTCTAAATCTATTTGCTGCAAACTATCGGAATTACTTACAGTAACCGAACCAACAGGGTTAGTATCTTCCGTCACACCCGAACCTATTGTGCATCCGTTATATTTTGTTGATAAAGAAATAGTTTTAGAAAAACTTGACGTATTTGTATTTTGCGCTGTTGCTGTAGAGTGCGGTGTAGCACTATTGTAACCAGTAATTTCCCAAGCGTGTAAAACTGATCTACCACTACCACCATTGCCAGATATGCTTACACTACCAGACGTAGAGGTTTGCAGCCAATAAACAGCAGAAGTAGGAGCCGCCGCCCAAACCCCACCACTTGCAGCATTATCTATCTTACAAGCTTGCGTCATAGCTGTTGAGCCGAAGTTAACAAATGTATTACTTGGCCCTGCTAATTGAAGAGTTACAACAACTACTTTTGTACCAGAATTAAAAGTTAAAGCACCATTCGGAAACCCATTCCCAGTTGTTAAAAGTCTACCAATATATGTTGCAGTTGGTGCAGAGTTTGTAATTCCATAATATTCACTAAAAGCGTTTGATGCCCCAGACGATTTTCCAATCATAGCACGAATGTCAGCATCATTTAAAGCCGCTTGTGAACCACTAGAACCACCTGCCTCAACGTGAATTTGGTTTAAACTTATTTGCGAACCGCTACTAGGTAATGGCATTTATGCACTTCCATAAGCTGTTATATTGTTTTCTACTGTTAATGCGCCACTTGATGCTAGTGAAAAACGATTTGTTCCTTGGTAAGCAAATTTTAAACTGCTTCCAGATTGCGTTATAGTCCAATCTCCCAAGTCAACAGTTGTTGCTTGTACTTGCCCAGATGAACCGTAAACCACCGCCTTGGTATTAACGACTGTGTTAGAAACTGAGCCATCTAATAAATTTAATTCTGCGGCTGTTGAAGTAATCCCATCTAAGGCATTTAATTCTGAAGCGGTGGCGGTCACACCGTCTAAAATATTTAGTTCTGCGGCAGTTGATGTAACACCATCAAGAACATTTAACTCTGCCGCCGTTGCCGTTACGTCAGTTGCGTTAATTGTTAATTTAGTTAAATTTGGGGCAACAGTTCCTGATGTACCGTTAAAAGCGTTTTGGACATCATCAAGTGCTGTATTTATGGTATTTCCCCAAGTTCCTTCTGAACCTCCAACCGTTGGTTTAGTGAGTGTAATAGCCATTTTAATCTCCTATTTATAATAACCTAGCACGTTAAGCCGCATCCGTCCATATTGCAGGCGGTACGGTTGGGCTAAACCAACCTCTTGTTTTAATGTCTGCCGCAAAAGAATAAGTAAATTCACCTGATAGTGGTTGAAACAGCCTTTGAACCGTCATATCCACTGCTTGCCCTGTGTAGGTAAATGTTCCAACAGCAAAAGCTTCGCCAACACCTTTAAAAGCATCTTGACCAGTATAAGTAAACGCTCCAGTTTCTGCTGAAATGTTCATTTGTTTTGTAAAATCTATATTTTGTCCTGTTACTGCAAAAGTGGCAGTATCTAAAACCATACCAAAGCCAACATCTAAAATTACATTGTGACCAGAGTATGTAAATGTTGTTGTATCAACTACAATTCCAAAACCATAGTCTAACTCAACGTTTTGCCCAGTATAGGTAAAAGCACCATTATTAACAGATAACGGCCTTTGTGCGGTTAAAGTAACAGGTCTACCGTCGATTTGAAAAACACCATAAGGGAAAATATCAGCTATCAATAATGCCGCGCCACGCAGTGACAAGGTAAAAGTTCCGCTGCCTGCACCCATTGCATAATTTGCATTAGTTGATGCTTGGCCTATTGCGGTTGACCCTAACGGAGCGAAAGCTGTCATAATTTACACCCTTTCTATTGCCACTTTGGTCCTTTGAACCATGCCACAAGTGATTTTCTTACGCCTTTAGTCACTGGCGAAACTTGATGTATTAAATAACTTGGAAAAATTAAAACAGTACCTTTTTGCTTTGCATCTTCCATTTCTGGGTTTGGAACTTCTGTAAATTGAAAGTCACCACCCTCATATTCATTTATGTCGCTTAACTGAACAGTTATGGATAGCTTTCTGTCCAAACCATCATTTGCATTCCAATCAATATCGTGATGCCAATCATAGTGACCATTTTCTGAAGCATGATATTCTGTGTATTGTATTTCTGCATTTTTAAAAACATTTACATAAAAAGCATTTTGGCATGAATGGTCTACATACTGAAATAGCAAATCTTTAAGCCAATCTTCGTTTGTAAGCCAACAAACACGACTGCTTCGAATACTATCGTCTGCGTTATTAAACGTGCCTGCTTTTGTTGTTTCGCCTGCTTGGTCAATAATATTTTGCACTACGTCGGGCGCAATATTTCTTTTATATAATTGCCAGTTTTGTCGCATTATTTTGGTGGCCTTGGAAAAAAGAATAAAGCTTGATTTAATCTGTGCCGACTGTAGTTACGGTCTGCTTCAGAATAAAAATATGTATCATCATTTATAGCTGCACCATGCGGTATACGTTTTGCGTTAAATAAAAATCCTCTGTTAAATTTAGGCTCTAAATAATCAACTATTTCAAAGTCTGATTTTGGTTTCCAAGGGTGTCGGTCTTGTTCTGTTTTCTTACCGCCATAGCTGTGAATGCTTGCGTTCTTATCAACATATATATTTGTGCCATTAGTCTCAGCTTCATTTAAATATATTATACATACCCAACCATCGTCTTGATGCGGAAACCAAAAATTTTCTTCGTAATTATTCCAATCTGATTTTTTCCACCGCATAAAATTAGTGTCCAAAACATCGCAACCGTCCTCTTTATAAACATCAAAAGATTGCAATTCACTATCTAATATCTCAACTAATTGGTCTGTATATTTTTCTAGCGTCGGCTCTTTTCTATGATGGCGCAAATCAAAAAACTCATCACCATGTAGTGGGTGTTCAGTCATTACTTTATTTGGTGGTCCTGATAACACCATATCCATAATATAAGCAGGGTGGTCGTAGAAATTATCTATTTGAAAAGATCGATTTCCTAGTAAGTTAATTTCCTTTATATCCATTACGAAAACATACCATCGGGGGAAGCAGGCCAAGTAACACTGTCTGGAAAAGTTGATTGCTGCGGAACATTTAATAATGCCGTTCTGTAGGTTATCCAAGAAGCTTTTTCTTCGTCCGACATTGCATCCCAACGTAAAGGATTAGAAAGAATAATATCTAATTGCGCCAACCTAAAATCTCTTTCTTGCCTAATTATAAAAGCCTTTTCAGCCGCGACTGCTTCGGCTGTAGGAGCAACATAAGGCTCCTTATCGTCACCGATTAAGGTCATCAATGCGCTGTTATCTATGGTCATGTCGGTATCTTCAACATCAAGCGTATATTCTATCCAACCATAATCAGGGTGGTTTATTTCAACATCTATGCGCCCACCGTCTTCCGTTGAAACTTTAGCATTACGATATTCTGTAATTGGAATAGACATTAAGCATACCTCACAAATACTGACGCATACATATCGTCACGGTTTAAGTTTGATGAACCGTTATATCTACCAGTACCACCCATTAGCCGCCAAGAGCCGCTTGGCCTGTTGGTTACAGAGTGTCCGCCATAGAGATAAGCATAGTTACAGCAAGCGTATAAACTACCTGACCCAACAGTTGTCCCTGCGTGTCTAAGCCCTGCGCCTGCCCAGTGTATTTGGGCATAAGAGCCTACTTGGTTCCAACCTGTCGCGGCATTTCCAGTAGGTCCTGTCGGCCCTCTTGGGCCAGTTGGACCTCTTGGACCAGTCGGCCCAGTGGGTCCAGTTGGTCCAGTTGGTCCAGTAGAACCGTTTGAGCCTGAAGGGCCAGTGGGTCCTGTTGGGCCTGTTCCACCGTCACTTCCAGATGGTCCTTGGCTTCCTTGCGGTCCAGTTGGGCCAGTGCCGCCTGTTGGTCCTGTCGGTCCTTGTAAGGAAGCATTTGTTATTGTTGCTTTTTTCCAAGTTGTAGATGTACCATCATATACTGGTATAATATCAGAACCCGATAAACTTGTTACTGTAGATAGACCTGTTAATGCAGAAGGTAATGCCGCACTTGTAACATCTGCACTAGATGCTACCCCGTCAAGTTTAGTTCCGTCAGTAGCTAAATTTCTACCGTCTACATTCCCACTAACAGTTACATTACCAGTAACAGTTATACCACTAGAGTGCGCCACCATTTTAGCAACACCGTCATGTTGTACCTTGCCAAAATCATCTGATAATGCAGTAATAAAAACTTTTGCTGTACCGCCTAATGAAATAGCACTACCGCCACCACTGCTTTCAGTTGGTGTTCTTGTTAATGTAGTTCCACTAGAAGAATAAGTCCCTGTTCCTATTTCCCAGTTTGTTCCTTCTTCTATAACGTATGCAACCACATCGCCATTTGTAACGCCTGCATCTGCAAATGTTTGATAACCAGTGTCGGCTGTAGTTAATGTTAAAGTTCCAGAGCCACTTGTTGCGGTGTTCATCTTGGCTCTGTTAAAAAGTTTTGCCATGATGCGCTCCTACTATGTCAGCGTTAATAAGCCGTTTGTGCCAATGTCGATTGTAAACGTATCACCATCGTTAAGTGTTAATGATGAGCCATAATCGTAATAACCAACGATCGGATCGGCAGGGGATGTAGGTGTATCGTTAAAAATAACAACATATCTAAAAGCCGCTACAGAACCGCCAGAGGCAGTTAAAACTTTATCGTCTGCTGATAGTTTATAAACGCCGCCTGTTTGGGTACTGGTTACGTTTGCCAATGTCCTGTCGGAAAGATTTGTATACGATATCTGCGAACAATTTGCCAACACACCATTTCCGTCTGTTACTACACTTGTGCCAGATGTTGGGTCAGTGTTAGAAAGCGCAACTTTAAACGTGTCAGCGTTCATGTCCATCGCGTTCGCTAGGTTGACCACAAAGTCATTTACTTTAGTAAAACTTGCCATTTAATAGCTCCTAATTTGTATTCTACGACCCGAACCAGATGTTCTAGCTCGCTCTCCTTCTAAATTTATAGCAGAAACAGCGTTTAGATACAACGTATTCCAGACTGCTACTCTCTGGTCTTCTTGTAAATATGGCGAACTGTGAAGCAGTGAACCATACAAATAAGCATCAGGGTAATTTGTTAAAAGCCAGTTTGTGGTATTTGAGGCTATATCAGGTATGTTTTCATAATAAACAAGCTCAACTGTATAATCTGCATCTGGTGTTGGGTATAATTCAAAGGAACCATCAACCACAGCGTAAAACTCAGGTCGTCCCAAGGTATCAGAGTTTTCCATACGCAATTTTGAAATAGCGAAAGGACTTATTAATTCCATAGTATGTGTTGGGCTTGCAGTCATAGTTATCCTAATAGGACTTATGAAATTATTTGGTAAAGTTAAATATTGTTGGTCAGCGGTTGCAATAACCCTGTCCTCCATTTGCCAATGCCTTAAATCTCTATTTAATTGTGCTTCTGCAAGTGTAATAAAATCGGGAATTGCATTCGTTAAATCGTCTCTGTTTAACGTATCTGCAATGCTTGCCCTGAGTTCTGTATAATTACTTAATGGCATCAAATGCCTCCCAATAGACTATTTGGCTGCTGTCGCTGCTCGTCTTGTAGCATATAATCTGTTAAACCGATACCCCCTGCAACACCGAAAGTTGGAACGCCTCTAGCGCGTATTTTATCTTTCATTTCTTTTGTTAATTTAAAACCAACGGCTGTTTCACCTTCTGTTTTTAAACCAAATTCACCACTTGCAATATCTTCTTTTATTTCTTTGGCAAATTTAGGGTCAAATTTTTTAAATATATCAGTAAAA